GCCTCGTTCATCGGCCCAGGTCCGTGCTCCGGCAGCACTAAACCCTCCACTGGTGGTCGCCCTGTCCCTAGGGACCCCGCGACGATCTAAACAAGCGCACAGCACAGCGTGCAAAATGATGACGGTTAATGTAAAATTATATTCATTACATTAGGACCGCACGTCCTCAACAGCGTCCGAGACGCACCGGCATAGGATCTCTCCTATGCCAGGACCGGCGGGACCGGTTCGAGGTTGTAGCGGCTACTTCGTTGGACGTGAGCAGGGCAAAGGGCCCTGAAGCAAAACCAACGCCGGTCTCTCCGTCACCACACCACACTAAGCCAATACACAGGCATCGACCGCGACCACCCAACGGTATGGGAGCCGTCAACTCTTCACTCTTTGACCAGCGAACCAATGGCCTGGCGCCAAAGGTCCAACACAAAGAGTCCTTCTTCTTCTTCGTCGGTTAGACACTCCTCTGGTAGGAAGTACGAGTCTACCCGTTTCTTAACAGGCAGAAACTTGCCTGAGGGACCCCAGAAGGCAAAACTGAGGTACCTCCATGCCGGCTTAGACCGGTATTGGTATGTCCGACGAATATGGCCAGGAGTAGGGTCATATACGTCTCTCTTCAACCCTCCGCCTCTTCCGTTAAGCCAAAGGAAATCGAGCAATATATCCTTTTCTCTACGGGAGGCTACACGTCCCTGGACGTGTATCAACCTATGATCCAGCAAGGAAGGAGACTTCGGCAGGTCCGAATAAGTTCTCCTCTGGAGCATAGTCCTTTCTCTTCGATAGGAAGGATAGCAATAATGTGCTAGTTGGGAGGGAAGAAACCCCCACCTTCGACCTATCCTACTGCGTGTAAACGCCGTAGTCCACCGTGGGCCTGCGTTAACACATGCCGTAGCCATGTGTAACATCCCACTATAGGTCGGAAGTGCTCCACCTCTGCGTAGATGACGAACTTCTCGCCATCTACCTCCTCTTCTAAGGAATACTGTCGAGTTGAGCTCGACAACATTCTTCGCTCGTGCCGTCTTGGTGTCGTTGAGCCGGAACCCCGGGGGGTACTCCTCAGCGAGCACTTTCCTGGTGGCGGATATGACGGTGTCATCACCATTAACCAGGTACGTAGCATGCTTATCAAATCGTCCTGCCCAGCGGGCCGCGCAGTACGATTGTAAGCAAAGAAGGGGAAAGCAGAGATAGGCCCCCATCATCTGTCCGTGTCTGACGATTCCGCGCCCACCATCCAATTTATCAAAACTTGGACGAAGAGAAGCTTTCGCGAGAGAACGAATGCTCCTTGGGATCTTCACCGAGGTGAAGAAAAGCGCGTCGAGAATCGTGTCTGCAGCTGTATGATACAGACCGTCACTTGCCGATACCAAATCCACCGAGGTTTGGTATTCTCCGCGACAGACAGATGTAATCCTGTTCTCCGTAGGAGGTCCCGTCAAAAGCCAGTCAGTGTTCTTCTCAAGGTGTTCGAAAACCACCTTGTGAAGAGGACCTAATACATCAATCAGCTCATGAAAGATGGTCAAAGGCCTACACTTACCGGAAGACGTGACTTCTTTATAGCGTGCAGAAAATGAGCGAGGCTCTTCAGCCTCCTCTAGACACGCTCGGAGAAATTCTTCCCGGCGACCCATCCAAAGATGGTCTGCCCTGGACTTCTTACCCTCTCGGGCAGAAGCATTCGGAACATGATCGATGACGTGTCGTTCATAGTTCCGATCCCAGTTAGAAGGGAAGATACGAGATACCTCAGCTTTACAAAAAGCAAGGTACTCGTCGGGAAGGGGGGGAGGTTGTGAGAGCACGGACGCCTCCCAGGCGGGCCGTGCTGACGGTGTGTGACGTGAGCAACTCGATGGCAAGTTGCGCTTTATAGATGCAACACTGAGAGCGAGCTCCCAGCGTTCATGACGTCGCAGTCTCTGCAAGTAACAGAGACCATTTTCCTCGAAGCGCTGGCGCCTCGGGAATGGAACAGAGGTCCGCACCTTACCCTGTTCCAGAAGAAAAAGATGGTAACGTCCGAGTTGAGATGGACTGAGATCAGGTAACTCCGAATATGGCAAGCCATATCGGATCCTAATCAGACTCAGTCCGTTTCGGATAACCGTCTTGGTATCTCTCTCGCTGGCCGAGCAAGAGATACACCGTTTAACCTCTAAACCGCTGGCGGAATTATTAGAGGGATGCCGAACTTTATCGTTAGACGGCATTAACGGCTACGTGTCTGGAGCCAATGGGCAAAAAGGCACACGATTCGGAAAGCGCTTGCGAACTTTCTGAACTGAGCATAACTCTCAGAGCT